TACTTGAAATCTACAGAAGATAGTATTGTTTCTGGTGTACAAGCAGCTCAGGCTAAACTAGCAGCAGCTAGGGAAGCAAATGATTTAGCGGCTGAAGCAGAAGCTTTGACATCTATCTCTGAACTGGGTTATAAAAAAGCTAAACTTGAGGAAACTAAAATTGCTCAAGAAGAGTATAACAATAAACAGGAGTCTAAACCTAATCCTGAAATTAACTTAAATAGACAACAAGCGGCACAAGGAACACCTGATCCGAAAGCTGAATCATGGGCTCAAAGTAACTCATGGTTTGGTCAAGATACAGCTATGACTTATACTGCTTTTGATCTACACAAAAAGTTAACGGAAGAAGAAGGGTTTGACCCATCAAGTGACGAATATTATGTTGAAATTGACAAGAGAATAAGACTTGAATTTCCCCATAAATTTGATACTAATGAAGGAACGGCAAAAACTAATACGACTAGGCCGACACAACAAGTAGCTTCAGCAAGGCGAAGTGTAAATTCTAGTCGCAAAACTGTCAGACTCACCCCTACTGAAGTTGTAATTGCTAAAAAATTAGGAGTGCCATTAGAAGAGTATGCGAAACAAAAAAAATACATGAAGGAGGTATAGGCATATGGAAAACGATAAAATGAAGACCCCTCGTGCGAGCCAAAGCAGAGATTCTGAAAAGAAACCTGTAACTTGGACTCCACCATCAAGTTTAGATGCACCCGCGCCCATGGACGGATTTGTCCATCGTTGGTTGAGAACTGAAATCTTAGGAAACGACGATACGAAAAATATCTCGAGCAAACTAAGATCAGGTTGGGAATTGGTGAGAGCCGATGACTATCCGGAAGGATCTTATTCCACGGTTAAAGAAGGAAAATACGCAGGTGTTATTGGACATGGTGGCCTAGTGCTGGCTAGGATACCCAAAGAGGTTGCAGATGCACGTACGAAATATTACGCGCAACAAACGCAAGACAGAGAAGAAGCTGTCAACAACGATCTCCTGAAGGAACAGCACCCAAGTATGCCTTTCAATAGTGAGAGGCAGAGTCGTGTAACTTTTGGTGGTTCTAAAAAGTAATTTTTTAGTAATTCCAAAAAGAACGCGGTATTATTAAACTTAAACAAGGAAAAAAAATGGCAAATAAAGACGCAGCGTTCGGTTTTAGACCGATCGGAAAAGTGGGTCAGAATGCTGATAACCAAGGTTTAAGTGAATATAATATTGCTGCAAGTTCAGATGCAATTTTCCAAAATGACCCAGTACAGTTCGCTGCTACTGGTTTCATTGCGGTAGCTGCAACTACATCTGCGGTTCTATTAGGGTCACTTAATGGTGTTCAGTACACTGATGCAACTAACCAAAAACCAAGATGGGCAAATCATCTAGCAGCTGGTAATACAGCTACTGATATCGTTGGATTCGTATCCGATGACCCATATGAAAGATTTGAAGTTCAATCGGACGGAACCTTAGCAATAGCGGATATCGGATTAAACACTGATATCGTTTATGCTGCAGGTACTTCCCCGAACTTTGTATCTAACGTAGAAATCGACTCGAATACGAGTAACGTTACTACAGCTAGCAAACAATTCAGAATTTTAGGTGTTGCAAAAGACATCGAAAACAGTGAATTGGCTAATGTTACGACATATGCAGCTAATGTAAACGTTGTTGGTATTATCAACGAGCATTTCTTAAAATCAACAACAGGCATATAATAGGAGAATAAATTATGGCTATATCAAGAGGACAACTAGTTAAAGAACTAGAGCCAGGATTGAATGCACTATTCGGCCTGGAATACAAAAGGTATGAAAATCAGCACGTAGAGATTTTCGACGGCGGTATTGAAACTTCTGACAGAGCTTTCGAAGAGGAAGTAATGTTATCAGGTTTCGCAAATGCACAAGTAAAACCAGAAGGTTCAGGTGTGACATTTGACAACGCTCAAGAAACATTTACTGCTAGATATACGCACGAGACTATTGCTTTAGCGTTCGCAATCACTGAAGAAGCGATTGAGGACAATTTGTATGATAGATTAGCGTCTAGATATACAAAAGCTTTAGCAAGATCTATGGCGAATACCAAACAAGTAAAAGCAGCAGCTGTATTAAACAATGCGTTTAGTACTAGTTATGCTGGTGGAGATGGAAAACCCCTTTTAGCGGCAGACCATCCTACTATTGCTGGAACTTTCAGCAATACATTAGCAACTCAAGCGGACTTAAACGAAACTTCATTAGAACAATCATTGATTGATATCAGTGCATTTACTGATGAAAGAGGTTTAAAAGTTGCGGCTAGAGGAGTCAAAATGATCATTCCAAGTGAATTACAATTTACTGCGGAAAGATTAATGAAATCTTCTCAAAGAGTTGGCACTGCAGACAATGATATCAACGCAATTGCGTCTATGGGAATGGTTCCACAAGGTTACTCTGTGAACAATTTCTTAACAGACCCTGATGCGTACTTTATCAAAACTGATGTACCAAATGGTATGAAGATGTTTGTAAGAGCAGCGATCAAAACAGCTATGGAAGGTGACTTCGATACTGGGAATGTTAGATACAAAGCGAGAGAGAGATACTCTTTCGGTTGGTCTGACCCTAGAGGAATGTTCGGTTCTTCCGGCGCAG